GGATGGAACCCCATTCCGGGGTTCCATAGGTGAGGTGACACATGGAAAGAACACGATCTCGGACCTGGCCACCCCCTGAACGGGGGAGCACCAGGATTGACGCTATTTACTCTAACGGGCAGATTTCCCCACCCGTGCTCGGTCAGCAGCCAGGAACGCTTCGCAGCAGTTCCATGACTATGACCGATCACGTTGGAGATAATCACCGTAACGGTAAGCGGCCCATAAAGCCGTGTACTTGGTCCAAGTCGAAAAGCTCTGGTAGCTTTTCTCTTGACGCCAAGTATGAGCTCAAAACTTCCAGTCCCAACTGGGGTCGAGACAATCGTCTGCGGTATATGCAAGCGCGGGATATGAAGATGACGTCCAGTTATGGACATCCCTCCATGCCCTTGCGCCCGCAATACCCCGAACCCGACATAAACACTCTCTGGGACAAGATCGACGGTAACTTCAAGCCTCATGAAGGCTTGTTCGTAACCGCGCTCGAACTCATAGAGGGTGGGGTCATCCGGAAATTTCCTGAAGTTATCAGGAGCCTTAAGAGGTTAATCCCTCGAAAAGGCTTTTCCGGGCAGGCGAAAACTGGTATCAGCTGGCGACAGCTGATCCAGGGTGATCTAGCCTATAAGTTTCAGTTGAAGCCTACGGTCCTTGAACTGGCCGACTTCCTGTCCGGAAGTCTCGCGGTTCAGGACCGATTTGAGCGGCTCAAAGAGTGGGACCAGACCTACCGTACTATCTACAGCAACATGGCTGAGACAGTCACGGAGGTGACGCCTAACGGTTCAGTCTACTCGTATAACCCGTATCTGGCCTTTTCGACCAATTCGAGATGCGATGTAGTGCCTGACTCGCCGGCGATCATCAGTCTGCGTTCCCGCTACTTTGTGCGGGTCAAGCCAATCTATGACTTGACTCGTATCGCCCAACTGCACCTGAGGATGGGATATTGGGGGCTTTCGCACCCTCTATCCACCCTTTGGGCGCTGGCTCCACTATCATTCGTGGTAGACTGGTTTGTGAATATACGTCAATACGCCGAGTACCTCGATCGCAAGATCGGGCTCGACCCTCGCCCCCTTGTGCGGATCGCATCTCTGTCCCCTTTATGGAGGACAGATACTGCGACAACGCTTTCGGGCGGGCGGATGCGCGCCACCTTTTCTGGTGACGCTGCAAACTTTGACGTAAATTACACCAAATCAGCTGAAGCTTCTGGAGCCGCTTATTACGGTGTCCAGAACGGCCAGCGATACATCGTTGGCCCCTTACCTGAACGTAGTGTTCCCACCAACCTTTCCGGGTTGGGTTTGAACGCTGGCAAGCGATTTACTCTTGCCGAACTTATCTTCATGCGATTTTCACGCTGAAGATGGAGGACCACATGGTCAATTTCCTCGGAGTAACACTCCCAGGCAGCTCCGGCTCTAACTTTGTGAGCCGTCAAGCTAGCCCGCAAGATGCAGACGGGACGTCGGTGACGTATGTCATCGGCGCCTCGACCGCAATAGCCCCTACAACAGTGCGAGTGTCACACACGCTGTCACCTGTTGGAGGATCCGATCGCCATTCTGTCCTGGCCAGGAGCGTCCTTGTGGACCCTCTGACTAAGAAGAACGCGATCGCCTCCGTCAACTGCAACTTCGCGTTGCCGCGTGTGCTGCCCGACGGGTCGGACCCCAATTATTGGGACCCGAGCCTCGGGACAACAGTCTCACAGGAGTCGATTATCGTGAACCTCATGTTGCTCGCTACGTCTTATTTCTTCAATAAGCGGAGCGCGCTAACCGGGGACTCTGATATTTCGGCTCTGGTCGATGCCCTCAACGCCGCGACCGGCGGTTCGCTAGATCTAGCGAACACACTCAGTCGCAACGGCAAGGCCTTCACCTTAGGAGCAGGCCTCTAGCCTGAGTCCCATGCTTAGCATAGGTAACTCAAGCTATTGGACGGACGCTGAAGTCCTGAACATAGTGAAGCGGAACTTGGATAAAACTCCAGGCCGTTTCATCTCTGTTAGGCCAGGCTACCTCAATAATAAATTTATTGGGTGGCTGGTTTCAACGTCTAAACCTGCATCTTAAAGCGGAGGCTTTATGGCATCAATTACGGCTACCGCCCGCAAGGACGGTGAGCGGGTCGAACCGCTCGTGGCACTCGGAGAAGGGCCCTTCCAGGCCCTTCTTCGTGACTGTAGGGGAAATCTCCCAATGTGGGATGCGACGGTTATCCGTCACATCGTAGACCCCCTTGAGTCGAGAGACTCGAGGGCCTACTTCCTGGCTAGAATAAGTAGACGGGCGTCCTTTTTCGGGGCGCATCTGTCTAACCGACAGATCCAGTTTACCTGGCAACTACTTAACCTTCTGTGGAAGTTTGAGGTACACCAAGAACCGGACTTCGGTCCGGTGCGCACTCGGCTCGAGGAGTCAGGTCAAACTGACCCTCGTGGCTTCCCGATTCTTGACGCCGCAAGGCGTCGAATCAAGAGGCTATTAGGACCCGCTCCCGCTCCCGACACTATTGTGCCGAGGGTCGGACCCGGGTCGTTTGTCGAGCGTTATCGAGGCGTCGTAACTGACGTCTCGCCTTGGTGCTTCGCTGCTTTTGAGCCGGTCCATCCTTTTCCGCCTCTCTACACGCTGGAAGGCGTGTCGAGATCTGCGCCGTATGCCCACCTGGCGTACGTCCCTAAAGACGTGCGTGGGGTAAGGTTTATAGCGCTTGAGCCTGCCGCGAGGCAGGCTTGGCAGGGTGGAGTCCGAGAAGCGCTGATGAGACGCATGCCCCGAGATGTAAATCTCGAAGACACAACGGATCATCGCCTTTTATCAACACTACCGCAGATGGGGACTATTGACTTAGCCGACGCGTCGGATTTAATATCCAACTCGCTGGTGAAGTTCCTATTCCCCCCTGATTGGTGGATGTTGATGTCCATGAGCAGATCACCTTTCATCTCAATGCCTGACGGATCGGTTTTCCGGTCCGGGGCAACCGCAACGATGGGGAATGGCTTTTGTTTCGCCATGCTCACAATCGTATGCTGGGCGCTCTGCAGGTCAGTCCTCCCTCCCGATGCAGTCCTCTCCGTTTTTGGAGACGACATAGTCGTGGAGAATAGGTACTTCCCCGCAGTTTTTACAGCGTTGAGATCCGCAGGCCTGCGCGTAAATATCGAAAAAAGCTTCACGGGTCCCTTTCGGGAGACGTGCGGCTTCGATACGTACGACGGACTGTGCATCTCGCCAGTGCGGCTCAGAGATGTTACCATCTGGTCGCGGTGGACCGCATCGGGAAGGTTGTCGAGTCTGATGCCCAATTTCAGTCGAGAGCTCGTGAGGGGGCTAGCGCCCCCGAAGGGCTCCCGCTGGAATAAGGCATTGCAGAGAATTGAATTCAGAAGCTGGGTCCAGGTCCCCGTAGCGAGGAGGACGTATGATTACGTCCCCTATCGCGCGTGGTTCTGTGGCGCATCTTCAGATTCGGCACTCCGCGGTAAGAGTGAGCTAAAAACCAGGTGGGTTTGTGACCCACCTGAGTCTCACTTTACCAGTCTCGGCAGCCGTATTGCGGCAGTCGGGCGTTCACGTTATGTGGACACTCGTCTGTAGGTAATCGGGTCGGGGGGCCTTAGTCGGCCGCCCCGGACACCCTAATAACCCTGCCGCAGGACAGCAATTCCTGTAGCTTAAAGCGAATTTTCGCATTCACATTTAAGTACATGCGGTGTAGGGCCGCATAACCAACCCTACTGTGGTATTTGCAGCAGTGCAAATACCCTCC